AACCCTATGTGATTAACTCAAACCCTTAATTTGTTTTATTTAAAGGAGTAAAAAATGGCAAATGAAACAACCAGTAGCACCATTTCGGAACTCTATACCGAAATCGTAGCTGAAGCATTGTTCGTAGCAAGCGAGCAGTCAATAATGAGAAACCTAGTCAGAAACTACACAATAGCGGGTGGTGGTAAATCTGTTGAAGTACCAATCTATGCAACAGTATCAGCGTCAGCGGTGAACGAAGCAACTGACCTATCAAATACAGCCGTTAACCCAACATCTGTGACTATTACAGCTAGTGAAGTAGGTGTTATGACCACATTGACCGATTTAGCTAGAAATTCAGCATCAAGAAATGTTGCGGGTGATATTGGTAGATTATTCGGTGAAGCTATCGCAAGAAAAGTGGATGCAGACTTATCAGCACTATTCACAGGCTTTTCAACAGAGAAAGCGGGTGGAGCGGGTCAAGAACTAACAGTTCAAGACATCTTTGAAGCAAGTGCAGAGCTAAGAACAGCAAATGCACCCGCACCTTACTATGGAGTGTTTCACCCAAAGCAGATATTCAATGTGAAGAAGTCTTTGACAAACACCTTTGTTGGTAGGGATACCGAATTATCTAATGAAGCTATGCGAACTGGTTTCGTAGGAACTATTGCGGGGGTTCAAATCTTTGAATCTTCAAATATTTCAGTTGATGGTTCTGATGACTCTATTGGTGGTGTATTCTCTCAAGACGCTCTAGCGTTAGCAATGATGCAAGACCTAAA